CCTCATCAGAAACAGTTTCGACGACTGAAGCTTCTTCTTTTTCTTCTTCATCGTCTTCAGTCTTCTTCTTGTCATTCCACTTCGCAGTTAGCAAAGCAACAATTTCATCGAACATTTCGTCGTCTGCGCTAGCAAACTTTTCGATGATTTCCTCTACTTCTTCTGCACCAGCTTCGACCAGAGCAGCCTTACGGGCAGCTAGCTTAATTTCGACTTCGTGAGCCTCAATCTTCGCTAGAGCTTCTGTAAGCTCTTCCTGCTTCTGAGTGATTTCGGCTTCTAGAGCTTCAGTCTTCTCAGTAGCTTCTGTAAGCTGTGCTTCAAGAGCGGCAGCAGCTTCATCTTTTTCAGAAATAGTAGCTTCAAAAGCTTCTACCTGAGCCTTAACTTCTTCTTCTTGTTTTGCAAGAATTTCTTTTTTGGCGGATTCCGCAGCTTCCCTTGCACCAGCAAGTTCAGCCTTTAGCTCGTCCACCTGCGTTCGCAAACTATCGTCGGACATATTAATCTCCTTGATATTAGTGTCACTAATAAGCGTTGCTTTAGAGTTTTGAAAAGGATTGGTTGTATTAGAAAGTATGATGCTTCTTGGATTAGCCGGATTATTTACTAAGCCCTTACCAGAAAATGAAATATTTCTCAGCATACGCCCCACTTTGTAGCCTTCATACTCACCAGTACCACCATAAGCCCTCAAATGTTTAGTCAAAAATGCTGAAGCCTCGTCTCTCTGGACAATCTGGTTGTTACCTTCGGGAGAAACTACAGCGTAATCAAAATTATTAAATAAGCATTCCATGGATACAAACCATTTACCATCTTCAATTTCAGCGATAAGCCTTTCCATGCGTTCTTTTAATTCTGGATCACTCCAACTATTGTATAGCACTGCGCTTGTTACAATATTGAAGGACTCTGGAACTTCGGTTTGGTCGTCACTGATAACATTGCCCTCAAAATCAGTAACAACGTTTGCGGTAATATGCCCGATGATATCCGATTCATCGTGCATAAAGTTAAACTGTTTATCTTCTGGAGTATTTCTTGCGGCCCAAGTTTCTGCAATGTCAAAGACATCGTCGTTTTTATTCCAGCCGGTAGAAACTAGCACAGAATTTAGATAATATAAATCAACCTGATTTAAATTACTTTTCCCCTGTGACTTAGTAGCCAGAAGTTTTGCCCTCTCCACCTGTTCCTCAGAAGGAACATAAGCACATGCAACAGATGCGTAACTAATTGCACCAGCTTTTGCTAAAGATGACTCAAGGCCATCCGCTATTTCTTTGGGATATATATTCATTTTGTATTACCTCTACAAAAAATATACACCACATTTGAAAAAAATCACTTTTTTTCACTTATTTTCCATAGAGATGGCATAAGCAGACGATTGAATTTGACGCATTTCTTCTATAGAGGGCTGCTTTTCATTCAACTCCACAAAATCCTGCTTTAGATTTTTACAGGCGGATGTCATTTCTGCGGTAATGGGAGTACCATCGTCCAACAATTCCTTAACGACCGTTGGATCTACCTCCATATACGGCTGCATGCCGCACAAAACGCACAGCTTAATATATTCTAGTTCATCCATTTGAGACTTAGTTAAACTGCGTACATTTTTTTTGTCGTAGTGAGAAAGGAGGGCTGGAGTTATGAGATCAGCAATTTTTTTCTGAGCATCGTTAGCCCATAAAATAATATTAACTAGATCAGCGCTAGTTCTCGGTTTAACTTCTTTTTGCTTTCTTTTTTGCTGGTCTTTAGAATTTCTCGGTCTGCCGTCTTCGGGCCGACCAACAGGCTTCTGCTTCTGCTGCATTTGAAAATCTCTCTCTTCCTTGAGCTTTCTTTCTTCCTCTGCCTTATCATATTTTGGCCGGTCAGCAGGCATGGTAAGAGGATGATCCCCGGCTTCGTCGGCTGGAATTATACCGAGATCGTGTGGAGCAACCGTATCTTTACCCAAAGCAATTTTCTCCAAATCTTCTCTGTGTTGCGGATTGTGATATGGGCTGGCTTTAGATGGCAAAGTTTCCATGTTTCTACTTCTTGCCTCTCTCTTAACCCTGATCTTTTCGATCTCTGGAAGCTCACCGAATCTTTCTACAATGGTTTCATCGCTAACAATGTTTCTATCTGCCAATTGAATCAACAGAGTCTTTTCTGCTGCTTCATCGGATAGAATCATTTGATCAAAATGAATCTTTGCTGGAAATCTAAATCCCATAGCCTTTTGAACAATTTCAATTTCCGAATTCCAAAACTCAGTCAAAACATCTCTACCATACTCCAGTCTTTCAACTAAAGTCTTAAGGGAGATAAAGTTGTTTGTGAATCCTCCACCATTACTAGCCAGACCGGTTAGAGTTGGAGGAATACCAAGTCCTGCATAGATATTATTTAGAACTGGCTTATATTTTTCTTCCCCCAAGAACCGGAAAACCTGCGTGCTGGATTCTTTGAAGTCAAGTTCTGGACCCCATACGAGATCCATAGTTCCCCCACCAACATTACTAGCAAGAATATTTCTTAGCTTGTTGATGGCGGCTTTCGTCGGGAGAATCTTTTCTTCTAGGCTACCAAGTTTCCAAAGCCTGATATTGGAAATGGCTCCATCTAACGCGGCGATATCAGCTAGCTTCATTTTTTCTAGCATCATAATATCGTCTAAGATAGCGTAGATCATTGGATTGGACCAAAGCATCCAATCATCTTTTTTATAATAATAAGCAGACACCTTTTCCTCGTCTAGAGGAATAAGCTGATCACCGTTTTTGAGTCTTTGACTTATGTCCTTTGGCAGTGCTGACAAGAGATATTTGTTATTTCCAACCTTGTCATTGACCATGTTACGAACCATCTTAGACACACGTAACGCAAACCTAGGTTGTCCGACAAAAGTTGACAGGTAATCATCTCCGATTACCTCTACAGACAAGGGGTTTAAAATATCATATTGCCAAGGAATAACCCTGCTCTGCACCTTGATATCTTCTATCTTCATATCGGGGGCGGCGGCAGTCTTTCGCATCTCCTGCTCTTTACGCGCACTTAACTTGGCGGTACGCCTCTTAACTATGACGTTGCCACATCTATAAAGAGTGTTGAGAAATCTTTCTGATCTCGCCTTGCCGTTAACCTTAGAGAACCACTTCTTGTAGAACTTCTCTATGTTTTTATTTGGATGTACTAATGTAATCCCCTGAGATGAAAAGTCACCCATCAAGTCTATAACGTTACGAATAATACCCACTCTATCATAGGCATCCATACACATCTTGATGATATCTTTTTGTCTTTTCGGGGTCGCTTCAGAAGCTCTAAATCTATTGTAATCCTGTCTACCAAACTCTGGACGAACAGACCTGTTTGGCTCTATATCTAGAAAATTACGATACCCAAAAGCTTGTGCCTTCTGAATGCCATCATAATAATCTACAGATTCAGAAAAACTGCCCAAAGCCTGATGCTTCTCGGATTCACTATTCCAAGTTACAAAGGCTGGTTCTGGAGAGTGATTTTTGATTATCTCGTCTGCCATTATCTAATTCCTGTAATGGGATTACATTCGGATTGCAATTATAATATACTACACCAAATTCAATACACATCCTTCATTTTTTCCGTCCACCAAGATGGACCCATAAACATTGGCCCCTCTTCTTTGGATTGCAGACCTCCCACAAACCCCCCAACACTCTCATAATCTATGGGCGGTGGAGTCCTACGCATAGTTCTGGCAGCCATATTGGCCATAATTAAAGCCGAATACCTATCCTTTCTCAAACGGTCCTTTCTTCCCCCCGGCAACTTAATTTCCGGCGTATCCCACTTATCTCTACCTGAAGGGGTTTGACTCATCATAATGAGGGACAACTCGTTTTTTAACTCCTCTATTTCCATAACACAATCTTCCAAGGTGTCCATTTTTCTCTTAGTCATTTTATCATCAGACAAGGCCAAGCCTAGACTAACGGAATCAAAGTACGGAAACAATAGCACTCTATCTTCAAAGTCTTTTCTTGTTCCGTGATTAGCTTCTGATACCCAGTCCGCTTTTGCAAACTGACACATTTCTAATATATGTAAACCCGGATTTCCGTCCGTATCCTTTTCCTTGTCGTCATCTATTATTTCCCAGATAGGAAGTTCTCCATCCTGAATTTTATCTGGGTCATGAAGAGCTTCCATAATGGCAATACCGCCGCCTTGAGCATCCAAAGCAATCCTTTCACATGGAAAGAGCTTCATTAAATCTCGTATCTTTCTTGAGCAATAAGAATAAAAATCGCTCTCTTTTACCAAACCCCTCTTTAACTTGTCTTTATGCTCACTTCTATTGGTAGTCCAACAATGCACTATTCTACTATGATCTACGTGCTGCTCCAAAACTATGATACTAAAGTTGTCAACTTCGGAAGCAGGGTCTATACCAAAAACATATCTCTTATTTGGATCTCCTCTTAATACCGATTCAAAAAATACCTCACCACTAGGCAAAACAACTGGTTCATTTTTCTTAACAACGCAAGACTCTATCAGAGATCTCTTGAAGAACCCTTGACTATCTGTCGTAAAACACGCCCCAAACTCCATCTGATAAATGCCAGAATGAACAGTGGCCTTTGATCTAGCCACTTGAGCAGCGTCCATAAAACCCTCTGGAAGCAACTCATACGGGATTCTAATAATACTATATTCTTTCCAGTCAAACCCAGAAGGAAGCTCCTCATCATCTCCAAATATTTCTTTTAATTTAGAAGGATTTCCTTTACTGTTTATTATCGCCTTCCACTTCTTCCAGTACTCTGCGAAATGGTTAAAATCATAGTAAGCAGTACCGGATAAAATAATTTGGTTAGCTTTTACTAGCTCGTCTTCTTTAATGGCTTCTTGTTCTTTTCCGAGTTCTTTAGCCTTCTTTCCAGCGGCTATTCTTTTGACATTTTCAACAGGAGAAGAACTAACTGCGGCAAAACCAGCAACCACATTTTCAAAAATCTCACGAGGAATAGATGCGAATTCATCCGCCACAATATCGTTGGCTCGCTGACCTCTGATCTTACTGCCATCACCGAGAGGGAGGCATGTAATAGTGCTGTCGCCTATATGCATCACACATCTGTCGACATCTCTTCTGGGACCACTATTGGTGCTAGAAAGATCTCTTAGTATGGGGGCATTTTTCCATATCGTATCCATATACTCAAACAAAACTTTAGATTGTCGGAAGGCAGCACCCACAATAACAATCTTGCGTCGGGGCATAAAAAAAGCCCTCATCATCGAATAGAGTGAGAGGACAAAAGATTTACCGAAGCCACGACTCGCTATAAGCATGGGAAACTTTCTGTTCCACATTTCTTTTAGCATCAAAGCCTGAACTGGGAGTAAATCTATATTAAATATTTGCTTGCAGACCATTGAGAAATATTCTGGCTGCATCATCAACCAAGACAACCTCAAGTGTAAGTCGTCTGTGTTTCCTTGTCTAAATATAAAATCTACCGGATCAAACAGAGAGTCTTCTTCTACGTCTATATTCAGCCAAGCATCTTCTAGCTTCATTGATTTTTTTCCGCATGAACTAATTCATTTACTCTTTTGAAGATACTGTTTGTTACAAGAAATGCGTTATGCTTACTTCCACAGAAAAGTATTTTTGTGTCATACCACATCTGAAACTCTAACAAAGACTTCAGCATATATCTTCCGGTAACCTTTACCTTAGATTGTTGGGCTTTGGGAATTCCAGAGTTCTCTGGAAAATTAATTATATCGTCCATATCAAATTCACATACCAAGAATGAGAATCTAAAATCCTTCATTCTTTCCATCTCATTCTGAAAAGGCTTCTTTTTTCTTCCAAGGTTAGTAGATATTTCAGCCGTGCTAGCCTTACGCTCTATGCATATAATGTCTTCACATCCCTTTATGGTATAGTCGCCCGTCTTCATGGTTTCAACAACCATTCCCTCGCAGCGATCATACGGCTTAAAGAAATATCCGTCTTTTTCTCTTGTGTCTTTTATGACAGTATAATTAGGAACCTTTTTCATTTCTCCAAGCTATATCAGATAATAGCGCCTCATAAAAATGTTCTTTATTTGTAACCTCTTTGTGGCACATATAACACAAAGATATCCCATTAGATGTTTCATACCTTAGACCGGATGCAGTACTCCACTTTTTTATGTGGTGTACCTGAAGTTTGCATTTACGCTTGCTACATCCCGGCATTTGGCATTTAAATCTATCTCGTTTTAAAACTTTGATTCTCCAGTCTTTGTAGACCGGATCGTTGAAGTTCCTCATTTTGAAACCAAATTTTCTTGACTATTATTGCTAAGACAGTCAGGACACATCTTATGTTTCTGCTTGTGCATCTTAAGATGGTGCTGCGTCCTTAAAACATTTTGTATAATAGCCGTGTCTCGCATCACCGAGTGCTTATGCACATTCTGCAAAGCAACGGCTAAAGCGGCAGTTCCAGCATCAACTTTAACAGTTGGTTCTTCTCTGATAATAACGGCTTCTTTAGTTTTAGTTTTACCTTCTCCCTTAGACTTATCGTGAATTTCAGAGCATTCTGGACAATTCCAAGTTGGTCCTTTGTGCGGTTTAGCGTAATGGAAGATTCTAATAATCGTATCCATTATGGTGTAAGTTCGAGCATTCTCTCTTGCGCTGTTTCCGTATATGTCCTCAAGATGCTCTTTAATAAAGGCCATATCCTGCTCTTGTCTGTCAATTACTACCTGTTGCTGGTAAAGAGTGTAACCCATAGAAATAGCTACACAGAAACATAGAGCAGCCATCACAACGTTTTTATTTTCCATTTGGTTTAATCCTCTCGACCTTCTTAACTGAAATATTGTCTTTTATAAATATAACGAATTTTTTCCTAGTTGAATTCCTCTTTAGCTTGTAAATATTTTGGCAAATCTCTTCTATCGCTTTTTTACAAGCGTCGTCTGGATCAATTGCCTCGATATACACAAAAGCTATTTTGTTTTTATATATTCTAATATTTTTTTTCTTAAGCTCTGTAAGAACTTTCGACATATCTACTGTGACTTTGTATATCATTTTTAACCATACGTTCTACTAGTTGACTAAAAGATATGTTAGGTTCCCATCCTAGCTTATCCTTAGCCTTACAATAGCTCCCCTTGAGATAAGGAACTTCGCACGGCCTAAAAAATTCTGGATCGATGACTACGTATTGTTTGTAGTCTTCAATATCAATACACTTAAATGCCACTTCAAGGAAGTTTCTTATGGAATATGCCTCTCCAGTGGCTACAACATAATCATCTGGAACATCCTGCTGTAACATCAGCCACATTGCGTAAACGTAGTCTTCAGCATGACCCCAATCCCTGTACGCATCCAAATTACCCAATCTCAACTTTGGAAATGAAGGGTTTCTTACGGCGTCCAGAAACATTCTTTCTTGTGGAATGCCTATGTCTTCGTATGTTTCATCAAATGTGAACCTGTCGCCTTTTGATGGTAGTTCTATAGCGCTTTCCTTTTCCCAATTAATAAACTCTCCAATCCACTTTGTTATCTTTCTAGTTACAAATTTCTCCCCTCTTCTTTCACTCTCATGATTAAATAAGATTCCACAACTTCCATGAAGGTTGTAAGAATCTCTGTAGACTCTAACCAAGTTGTGCGCCGCCAACTTTGCTACGGCATATGGAGAATTGGGTGAAAACTGAGTTTCCTCATCTTGATACTTATCATCATCGCTGTGAGTAAAATTACTGCCAAACATTTCACTTGAACTTGCTTGATAGAATCTAATACTGTTATCGATAGAATTTATTGCCTCTAATATATTCAGACATCCCTTAGCTGTTATGTCCCATGTTAAACTTGCTTGCTTGAAAGAAGTTCCCACATGTGACTGAGCCGCCAAGTTGTAGATCTCCTGCGGCCTATACTCCATAATGAAGTTGCCCACACAGAAAGCGTCTGTAATATCCCCTTCTTTAAAAATGAAG